AAGCATGACGTGGGCTTGAGAACCACGCATAACTGGTACAAAGTGCTTGGACAAGAAATGTGCGTTGTGCAAACATGGATGCGTTGTAACCTTGGCCTCCATGCGGCACGCCCGAGCCACCCCACGATAGGTGCGGGCAGCTCGTCTCTTCCGTTTCGTCAAACCAGCCAACATGTCATCTCCGAGGAGAACAGCGTCGGCAGAATCGACTCGGTGCAACACCATCCAGGCGTTGAGAATGCACAAATTCCAAAAAGTGTTCCGGAACGTACCATCGGTTGAACCGCTTGGCAATTGGTTTTCAACAACGGCCGACAGGCCGTACTTCGTGTTGTGTATTGAAAACCGGTTTGCTGCGCGATGGACGTCCAGGAACCACTTCGGAGCTCCGAGTCTCCGCATGAACATGATCTCGAGTTCAACCACGTCCTTGACCTGCGTCTTGTCATTGGCCGAAAAATCAGCCTCAATCCAAGACGAGTGCGGGTGAGTCTCCAGAAATTCGACGATATCTGGGGTATGTTGACGATAACTCACCCTAAACTTGAGGTCAGGAAGGGTGTTCTCAAGAGACACAAACCTGTCCATCAACTCCTTCATGATTGGTCCACTGATCATGTTGTAATAATCAGTGCCTTTGAAGATGATCCTTGGTGCGACCTCATCAAAAGGTTTGACCAACGCTTCGATCTTGGTGAAGATCTGTTTGTTGGAGTAGTCGGACAGGCTTTCTAGTCCAGCGGAGTCGTAAGCCTTGCGCATCCTGTTGCGTTTTTCCGAGTCGAAAAGCATGGCCCACCGTTCGTATAGATCCGTATCCCACGTGATAGGGGCCATCGGCGTGGGAACAAGTTTGCGGATCATACGAGTACAAATACCACGAACGCGGCGATCAATCCTACCAGCATCATGGTAGTTAGCGCGTTTGTTGAATGCTGATAGGAAATCAGCCCTGCTCGTGGTGGTGATGTAAGGGACCTTGTCCTGTATGACAGGTCCGAGGTAACCCTGCATTGGGTTCCCTACCCTCTCGGCACCATCGAGTCGGTGCCCATCTTGAAGTGCGGTCTTTACGTTCAGACCGAACTGCTTCCGCGGTTGTTGGCGGAAGTGGACGCCTCTCGTGGCCCGCCGAGGGTGGGACATGGTTGATTACCGTCGTCCCAATGGGTTGCAGTTGCTGTGGCGGGGGCTGTTGCGGTGGCGGAGGCGTTTGCGGTGTTTACAC